GGAAAGCATCCGGGCGGTTGAAGTCCTACAAGTTCTGTGAGGGTTCTCAAATCTACGATGTGCTTCTCCCTACAGGTGCTGATGGTGACTTCATCTGTCTCGCCACCCATTCTGCTAATGGATTGATGACGGATGGTATCGGTGTAGGATTACAGTCCGATGGAACAGGGAACTGGAACCTCGTAACCTTATCAGGAACTACGGTTACTGTAGGGGCATCGAGCGGGTTGACTGACGGCAAGACTGCCCGCATTGAGATTGAGAAGGACATCACAGGAGCGTATTGGTATTATATCTATGATGCTGCTGGAACCAAACCGACAACGGCAACGGGGAAACTCTATACCGCCTTATCAGAGGGTTACACCGGATGGTATGCCAACGGTAACAACAAGACCTATGCGATTGAAAATATCTCCATTCGCGCTGAATCTATTGTGGGACGGACGAATGTTGAGGTGACTGAGCCGTTCTGGTTCAGGGATGAGTTTGGGGAGGATTCGTTGGGAAGATACCGGACTACCTTTACATTTTCAGATGGAGTGGTCACCGCACCTACAATACCGATTCCGTCGTCACCGGGGGTATTCTGCCACAATTGGAAAATAAGAGATGGAAATTATTCATTTGAATGGACTCCGATTGCTAACGGTGCGGATGGATTATGTGAGGGGATGGTATCATTATCAACAACCCCCCAATATCAAAACAACATTACCGGTTCAGGGTATACATTTAGATATCATAATGGGTTTATAAATTGTGTAAGAAAGGATAGTGGAATCTCAACGACTCTTACTAAAGTGGTTTCGGGTACACCAAATATTGTTCTTGGGACAACCTATGTGGTCGATGTGATCCACAATTCCACTGGAACGGAGAACATAAAGTTATTCATCTACGAAAAGGGAACTGCGCGACCTTCAACTCCTACATCATCGTGGACAGACACTACCTATACGGACGTTTACTTCGGATTTGGAGTCTATACAAACACCTATGGAGGCGGTCTCCAAGCATCCTTTGACAATCTCCAAATCTCCGGCACTCGCGTCTACAACAAACCCATCCACCGGGGAGCAATGCTTGAGACCTATCACGATGGGACGCAAGAGGTTGTAGGGACTACGTTAATTGATGACTGTCAGTGGGATAGAACGTCTGAATGGACACCCAATCCTGGGACTGTGATCACACACAATGCCGCAGAGGGGTGTGTTTCGGTTTCAAGAAGTTCCTCATCTACGACCGTTACACTGAACAACGGGCTTGTGTTCGGAGATGGTATATTTGAGATTGATCTGAATCTGGTTACACCCGATGCAAAATATTTGTTTATCTACCCATATGGTCGAAATAAATACAGAGTAGTTTTGTTTTATCCGAGTTCTGATGCAACCTTACTATCATTGGAATATTATAATGGTAGCGAATGGTCTCGGATAGGTAGTTACACATACACATTCGCATACGGAACGTGGTATACAATTAGATTCGAGAAATTTGGAACTACGTTTAATGTATATCTCAATGGGGTACTGGTAATAACATGTTCGGATTCACATTTCCCATCTGCAACAGGTAGTATGCTTCTAGACGGATTCAAGGGAGGTTCTGACGCATGTGAATATAAGTTTCGGAACCTCGTTATCATCGCCGCCGAATCCAGCAGCACCAACAGCATTGCTACCTGCATTCCACCGATTGGGGGCGGGGCGAGATATGGGGTGGAAGAATCTGTTTACAACACTTTCACTACTGAAAATGTAAACAAAGGTGTATACCTCACTACTGCAAAGGTAAAAACAACTAATCCAAATGCAGATGAAGTATCGCTTGAATATACCAATGATACTACTTCCATTACATTAAACACTACTTCCATTGATGTAGATGCAACTTACACTGTTAAAATTGCACCAATTATCATTGATGCAAATGAAACTGATACCTTACGTGTAAGTGTGAAGAATTCTACTACTTGTGTTCAATCTACAAACTATGTTGATTCTCTTTCCCTGATTCCCGTTTCAGGTGATGATGTGTTATACCCACAGGATTTAGCATTTATCAGTGGTGTTAAACCGTCACAGAAGCGTAAGGTAGAGGTGAAATAAATGTTACGTAAGATAGAATATCAAGGTGATTTTCCAGAAATGGAAGATCATATTCAATTTTCTGTAATAGAAGTTCAAACAAAAGAAGTAGTCATTGATGAGTTTACAGAATCCGAAGAGTATAATGTTGCATACCTCGATGTTGCTGAAACTTATCAGGCGATTGTTGATTACGAGACAATCATTTCCTACGATGAAGAGGGTAATGAAGTAGAGGTGCAGATTCCAATCTACGAAATATTCACAGTAGACATGGATTCATTCTCCCTTCCTGCTACATGGGATGAAATTCAGAATGTGTTGCACTTTGATTTCAAGATTAAAGATAGACTCTATACCTTCTGTAACACTCCAGGAGCAATTAAAGTAGGATTACAAAATTCTATCATATGTAGAACCGTGTATGAACCTGTTACAATTAATTATGGTGACAAGGGTAACATAACACAGAAACAGTCCTACATTAAGCGTTTTGAAACGCCTACTGTACCTCCACTTATGGTAGTCAATGGTATGTTCACTTTACAGAATGATAGCAATGTGTTTATTGAACAATACACGAAAGAACAGATGACACTTGAAGATATTGAACTTTACCGCGATGGTGAATATATTAAGAATTTTAGGTGAATAAGAGTGAATGAATTTGGTAATGCGTATATAGAAAAGGTTTGGTGCAATTCTGTTAAGTCTCCTCGTCCATTAAAGGTGATTCCTTACAAGAAGGATTTTAAAGTATTCTTCAGTGTGAGGGGAACAGAAATAGGTAGAATAACGATTGGTATATTTGTGGATGATATTCTGGATCAGATGCTTACCACGAATATTCTAGAGAAAAATAAGAGTCTTGCAATTTGGTTCTGGTATCCTTACAAGCGTAAGCAGATAGGTAAGCATGTAATCCAGTTCAAGATTGGTGAGGCAACCGACAGAACGGCAGATTCCGTTACGTGGAAATATACTTCTGATAAATATATAGTTGAGGTGAAATAATATGGTTAAATGGAATGTTACTATTTATGAATCATTAACAGAACTTGAAACTGCTATTGAATCGATTGATAATACGGTTAATATACAAATTATTCCTATCTTCAAGGATAATCGTCAGCAATATTTGTTAGCGATTGGTGATGAATTATCGGTAATTATTGATGGTGGTGACGCTTAATGCCTAGAAAAGCATCAATACAGATTAGACGCGATACGCGCGATAATTGGTTAGCAGTAAATCCCGTTCTTAAGAGTGGCGAATTGGGGTATGAAACTGATACAGGTGTACTCAAAATAGGCGATGGAACAAGTGGTTGGAATACTATCGTTAGATTCGCCAACCAGAATGATATTACAATGTTAAATGAAAGAATAGATGACGTTTTAACAGTTTCAAGTAATAATATCTACGGTGTCAAGATTGATACTACCGATCCGAATCCTGAAACAAGTGTTACCTATACTGATGATGCAGCAGGATTTGTCCCTATGCGGGGTAATGATGGTAACTTTGATTGGGGTTCTTGGGAATTACCGTTTAAATCATTAGGTATTCGTCCTTGTGTATTCAAGGATGGTGCGGTAAATTATTATCTTGATCCTAATGATTTTACAAAAAAGATTGATGGTTCTAATGCTGATATTACATCTGGTCTTGATGGAGATGTAATGATTGAAATTCCAAAAATATTTTGGAAATTTAGTGAAAATGGAACTGATAGAATCATCCAAATAAGCAGAGTTGAGCGTGAAGGGTTTGTTTGTCTTGCTCATACACGCGGTGAAACTATTGTAGATAATATTTATATTGGTGCATATCCTGGTGCTGTAATTAATAATAAATTACGTTCCCTGTCAGGTAAAACACCTACTGGTAGCAAAACACATGCTGAATTTAGAACAGATGCACAAGCAAATGGTGAGGGATATGAGCAGTTTCTATTCTATCAGATGCTGTTACTACAGATTTTATATGTTATTTTCTTCAAATCACTTGATGGGCAGACTGCACTTGGTAGAGGTAATGTAGACGCATCAGTTTTAAAGAAAACAGGAGCACGTGATACTTCTGGTATGTTTTATGGTTCATCTATTGTAGGTAACAATGAACAAATTAAATTCTGTGGTATTGAAGATTTTTGGGGTAATATACGTATTTGGGTAGATGGAATATGGTCTACGGCGAATACTGATCCTGCTAGAAAGTTGTGGATTGCAACTGATGAGTTTAATACTGTTCCTTATCAGCAGGACGGTGAAATATGGATTGATGCTGAACCTAAACCAGATAATTATATAGATTATGGCACTGGGTTCGCGGTAAATGTTGATGGGTATATCAAGGATATTCACGGAACAAACGAAACCGGGTTTGTCACAGCCAATAAAACTGGATCGGAAACTACCTACTATTGTGATTATGCGTATCTTCAGGCGGGTTACTTGGGTAGTTTCGGCGGAACTTGGACTGCTGCGGGTATTGCGGGGCCTTTCAATCTGCATTTGCGCTATTCGCCTGTGGATTCGGGTACGGGTACCGGCGGTCGCCTAACATGGATTAAAAAACAAAGAATGGAAGTTTGAATTATGAAAATTAGAGGAACTCAAGAATCAATACCGTTTATTGAAATCGGTAAAACTAATGTTTATATCAGAACGAATGTTGAATATATCGAAGAGGAAGAGTTTAGCGGATGGGAATATGATGAAGAAATCATTTCTATCCCCGAATACATCAGCACACTCTCTGATAAAAATTCAGTAGATATAACTGCATTAATTATAACTGGATTAATGAAAGAAATTGATGAACTCAAAACAAAAATCGAAGCATTGGAGGGTTCAATATGAATTCTTTTGTAATGATGTGTGTATTTGCTATTCAGACAGGACGCATGACGATTGAACAAGTTCCTATGCAGTATCGTGATGAAGTTATTAAAGAATTAAGTAAATTGGAATAAATGATTTAAATGGATAACTTATTACAATTTTTAATTGATAGTGGACTTCTCTACATGATTATTTCTACCCTTCTTACGGTGGGTATTGGTTTCATTGTAGGGAAAGGAGTATCGTTTAAAGAGATTCAGGATATTATTAGTGCTGTGGAAGAGAGTTACAAAGATGGATATATCAGTCCCGATGAAGCGCGTAAGATTTACGAAGAGATTGAAGATGTTATTGGGCATAATTGGTATATCCGGTTGTTCAATTTTATCAAGAGGTAATGTATGAAGTTTGATTTTAAAAAGTTTAAACTATTTATCCTTGCTTTAATTGCTGCTGTGTTTGGAACACATCGAGTAAAACCGATTGAAATTGATATTTACATTGAGGATAACATTGATCCTGTATTTGTGCAGAATTCTCTTTACCTTATTCCTCAACTGTGGAAGTTCAACTTCCTTACCGAAGCACCTAAGTATCGTGTAATGACAGGAGATTGGAAAGGGTTTCTTATTCCTGAAGCGGATAATACTGTTGTAATCTTTGATGGTAAGGCCCGTAATGCTAAGTATGCGGGTGGTTGTGCGGGTAAGAGTGTTGGTGTTGCAAAGAACATATGGGACACTGATGAACTTGCATTTGGATTACGCATTTGGCATGAACTTCTCCATGCGCAGAAGATTGATTCCGATGCAATGTTGCGTAGTCCAGAGTTTGAAAAATGGTTAGAATCACAGTTCAGTTACGTTTTAAAAGAGAATAAACCTGCATACGAACATTCAATGCAGTTTCAGATACTTTTCTATAATTTCCTTACGCGGAAATTTATAAGAGGTTGAATCCTCTCACCTTTTTTAAATCTCTTCAATTCTTTGAGTAAAACAGCATTATTTTGGCATGTTGTTTTGAAGAGGTATATTTACCTGTCTGAAAAAAGATAGGGTGCTAAACCCTATAGTTTTGATAGTAAAAAAGGGTAATAAATTGATTCTAGTCTACTATTACACGACCACAAGAATCAAGAGTAAACCCAAGTTCATGGTTGACATTAGAGCATGTTACAATCTTACCTGTTTTTTTATCAATGTGGCAAATGTTACCACACATCACATGGTTTCCATTTTCATCCACAAGTTCAAGAGTAACAAATTCACCATTGTCTACAAGATTAAAATAGACATTCTCAACCTCGCCCTTAAAGATTCCTTCAACACCCATTTACTCCACCTCCACCTTCACCATACCATCCCACGTAAGGTCAAATCCAAGTTTATCCGTAATACTACCAATGCGTGTAATCTTACCTGTTTTCTTACTAATAATGCAAATACACGCTACATCCGTTCCACACTGATTAACAACATCAAGGGAAACACTCTGCTCAAAGTCAGTCAGTTTGAAGTAATAAGTCTCTTTCTTCTTTTCCTTGATCTTTTCTGCGTCAAAGACGCCACAAACCT